TTACTTACTATTAATTATTGCTATTATGGTTGAATACAAATCTTCAGTCTGCCTGATTCTTTTCTTGCATTCATCTGAATTTCGATTTATCGTATCACTAATAATATCAATCTTATGAAAAGAATTTAAGACACTATTTGTAATAATTCTAATACCAAGATAATGTATAACATCTTCTGAATGCTTTGATGCAGCTCCAATAACTGCTCCACTTACCCCAGCAATAAGACCGCCAATTACTGCTTGTTTCGCAGTACTTTTTATAATAGTAGAATTATCTTGAATAATTTCACATTCAATAATTGAGTTAAAAGAAATAATAGAATCTATAGAAAAAGAATTTATATTACATATTAGTAATTCTTTTCTTGTATTATCAATTCCAATTAGACAATCATTTATGCGAAATGATTTATTAAAAGAATAGTTCTTTAAAGTCTTTTTAAAGTCATCTTGATTTTTAATAATAGATTTATTCATCTCTACATACTTATTTGTTGGTGATACTATCCATAATATAATAACAATAATAGCAGAAATTATAGAAATGATAGGTGTAAATCCTCTTATGAGGTTTAGCATTCCAAAAGATTGTATAGAATCTTCCCATAAAAAATAACTTAACCATGCAGAAATTAATCCTACTATTCCAATTTTTAATAAACTTCTTTTTACATTATTGATTGTTTTTAAAGCATCATCGTCTGCAATGCTAATAGAACGCTTCTTTAAATCAATAAACGAAAAAATAAATATACATGTATAAATGATTGCTAATATAAACATAACAGCCCTCTTAATTACAGATTTAATTTGTAAAAACTCCCATCATAAAAATATTATAACAGATTTTATCGGTAATTACAAGTGGTAGCGGTAAAATGGCAATTATACACTAATATATAACAACTCATATCGGAGTGTGATTATTAGATTTATTATATAATATAAACATGAGGTGTTTATCATGGATGAAAATTTTATAGCGAATAGAATTACTGCTCTAAGAATCAAAAAGAATATATCTGAATATCGTATGTCTTTAGAATTGGGACAAAGTAAATCATATGTTCAAGGAATAACTTCAGGTAAGGCTCTGCCCTCTGTAAAACAGTTATTTAACATTTTTGATTATTTTGAAATTTCACCTTCTGAATTTTTTGATGATGAAACAGACGATCCGCAAAGAATACATGAAATAGTTGCTTTAACTAAACAACTTCCATCTGAGGATATAGACCGAGTTATTGATTTAATGAAACGTATTAAAGACTTGAATAATAAGTAATAGCCGTAACTGTATTCGATGTTACGGCTTATTTTTTTGCTATCGTGGGTAAAAATTGGCTGCGTATTTTGAGAAGGTGTACTATTACAAATGATCGAAAATGAAAACCATTTTAAAATGTAAATATACCCCCCTCTGTAATAGAAGGAGGTATATATATCAACCATTATTTTTTAATGCTCTGTATAATGTCGCTTGTGATATTCCGGTTATTGCCGTAATCTCTTTTATACTGTGTACTTGTGCATGATATAATTTTATTGCTTTTTCAACTTGTTTTATATTGGCTTTAGGTCTGCCGCCTTTTCTGCCTCTTGCCCTTGCAGCTTTCAAGCCTTCATTTGTTCTTTGTACTGTTATATCTCTTTCAAATTGACTTATAGCAGATAATACAGTTATTAATAATTTTCCGGTTGGTGTAGTGGTATCAATATTCTCTTTCAGGCTTATTAATTTAATTTCTTGCATGTTCCATTCTTCAATTAAATTTAATAAATCTTTTGTTGATCTTCCCAGCCTTGAAAGTGATTCAATAACAACAACATCACCGGCACGAAGTTTATTTTTTAATTTAAGTAGTTCGGGGCGATTGGCTTTTGTGCCTGTTATCTTTTCTGTGAATATCTCATCAACACCATAACTATTTAAAGCATCTATTTGACGTGCAAGTTCTTGATCTTGTGTACTTACTCTTGCATAACCTAATTTTAATATTGACATGTTAAAACCCCCTTATCACAAACGGATATTTTTTATAATTTGATTTTGATAAAAGTATTGATAATGTTTTGCGGTGTAATTTGGTGTATTAAAATGTATAATAAATTTTTATCAATAACGATGGTTTTTGATAATACAATGATATTAATTAAGGCGGTACAGATTTTAAAACCATTCCGCCATAATTTATTATTTTTATAGTTATACTTCTTCGCCGGTATCATTCAATTTAAACGATATTGTAAAAGTACAATCTAAAGCCGCCGCAATCTCTTGTAAATCCTTCTCAGTAAAATTATCACGTTTCATTTTATTATTTAAGTTTTGGGGGCTTATGTTTAATCTTCTTGCAAGTTCTGCTTCTGATATATTCCCCCTCTTAATTAACAATATTCTTATTCTATCACTTAAAGCCATGTTAAAACCTCCTTACATTCTAAATTATACACTATAAAATTTATATTGTCAATACTTGATTTAAAATATAAAAAATATTTTTATAAATTTATCAATTTTCTATTGACAACATCAACTTTTTAGTGTATAATATAATTGTAGTAAAGATTAAAGGAGGTTAAACAAATGACTACAACAGATTTAAACATCAAAATTAAAAATCTTCGTGAGCTTCGCCGCATGGCTGAAGAGTTGGCGGCAGAAATTGAAACGGCACAAGATGAAATCAAAGCGGAAATGATCGCACAAAACACCGACACATTAACCGGCGATGATTTTAAAATCACATGGAAGGAGGTTAGAAGCAGCCGTTTTGATAGTGCAGCATTTAAGAAAACACATGAAGAACTATTTAATCAATATCAAAAAGAAACTGTTTCAAAACGTTTTTGTTTGGTATAAAAAAAGCCTTTTATATAGTACACCGACCAAAGCGCATATATAAAAAGGCTCTATCACCCAAAGGGGCGATATAAATATTATACTACATATCGCCCCAAAAATCAATATTATTTGAGAAGAAAGGCGGCATATAAAAATGAAGTGGTTTAATAATCCGCAAACACTTGAAGAATTAAAAAAGCAATACAAACAATTAGCTTTAAAACATCATCCGGATATTGGCGGCAACCTGAAGGACATGCAAGAAATAAATACCGAGTATGATCAACTTTTTGAAAAGTTAAAGAACATTCACAGATCGGCAGAAGGCAGAACATACACATCAAAAGAGGAAACAACAGAAACATCAAACCAATTTAAAGATATTATAAACAGTTTGATTAATATTGAAGGGATACAAATTGAAATTTGCGGCTGCTGGCTCTGGATAACTGGAAACACATTACCGCATAAAGACATATTGAAACACTTAAAATTTAAGTGGAGCAAATCAAAATATGCTTGGTATTTCCATAATGACGGATATAAAAAGCGAAACAATAAAAACTTTACACTTGATGAAATCCGTGATCTTTATGGTTCTGAGTCAGTAAAAACAAAACCCCAATTAAAATTACAAATAGTTTAAACAAAAGGGCGGTTTTCCGCCGCCCTTCAATTACCTAAAATATAAAAATAGAAATGGAGAATTTTAAAATGAAAAATAATACTTTAAATACTGTTTATGATTATATTAAAAATTATGATTTACTTTCCGTAAAATCAACAGACAAAAACAACAACATCAAAGAATTTTTTACAACCGGTATAAAAATATTTAGAAATGATTTAAAAAACATTGCTTTTAATCGTTTTTGTTCTGTTCCTATTGTGCCGGATGATTTTGTTAAGTTTGCAGAAATACGTCAAGATGACAGTATTTTTATTAATTGCGGAGCTATCGACTACACATTAACCCCATTAAAAGAACGAGCAGAAAAAGACACTTGCAAACATAATAAATTTTATATTGATACATTTATAGATAAAAATATTATAGATATTTCAAAGGTAACAACGGAAAACAAAACAGTTTTTCTTCCGGTTGATTTTGTAAAAATAGGAGAAACAACAAGCCTTCAGGAAATGAAAATTAAAACTTTAATTGATAACATTCTTGAAGGAGCAGCAGAAAAATATCAATGTTGCAGAGTTCCGGCATTTTCTGTAGAGTTTGAAGAAGATAATTATAAAATCAACGGACATGTTTATAACATTGAAAACGGCGAATATTTAAATACTGTTTTACTGTATGATTCAAAAACAGATATTAAACATATTAATCCATATGCAGATTTTACAGAATTTGCAAAGAGCTTTTTAAACTAATAACAATTTTGGAGTGGGGGCATCCGCCCCCTCTTCCATTACTCAGGAGGTAATAAAAATGGCAGAAACAAGATCAAAAACATGGATATTAATTGACGATACAATAGCAGCTTTAAATTATTTTGATTATGTCAAAGTAACTGTATCAAAATTAGCAGAATTTGACGAAGAAATCAGCGAAGAAGCAATTAACGAAAAGGGAAATCATTATTTTTATGCTGGTAAAGTATATTCAAGATTTGGATGGACTCTTGAATTTTATCGTTGTTTTGGTAAATCTGTAATTAAAAACGAGGTCGTAAACAAAATTAATAAAGTAAAGAAAATTAATGATAATACATTTCAATTTATTATGGATAATAAAACATCATATTTAGTTGAAGGAATTACAGATAAAAACGTCAATCATATAAACGGAGATATAAAAACACCGGAAACTTTGATTGATTGGAATAAAAGTTATATTGATGATCAAGGAAATATTATTATAGTACTTGCAATATATGAATGTTTTGATACTCCATATTTTGATGTAGTATATAGTCATATGCAAAATAATTTAAAAGGCATTAACTGTCAAGCAATGAACAGAACTATATACTTTAAAATCACACCGGAAAATATAATAACACATGGCATATGGAATTTAGAAAATAATCAGGCTGCAACTGAAGTAAATTTCAGTAGTTTTTTATGGTTTAGGGATTTGAAAACATGGATTAAAGAAGAAATAGTCTTGCAGCTTGCCGAAATATTCCGGTCAAAAAACCAATAAAAAAATACTTGTTTTGTCTGGACGATGACAACAAAAAATATATTATTATGCTGCCGATGACATTTATATAAAAAAATAATTTGCTAAAATGCACGATGTTCTGTATGTTTTACGATGACATAAGCGAAGATTACAAAAAAATTAAAGTTGTTTTTTTACTGTAATTTCAAGGATTTTAAAAAAGTTTTAGCATAGATAATGAATGAATTTTGCAATCGTGAAAAAATATTTTGTGTCTTGATCGAAGCATAATATTGACAAATGACATCATATATGATATTATATATGTGTACTATTAAGGAGGTCAAACATGGAAATCAAATACCATAAACGAGCCGTTAAATTTATTAACTCACTACCACCGAAGGAAAGGCAAAGAATAAAAGATGGCATAAACAAATTAATCACCGCACCTGAAAATTGCGATATAAAAGCATTAGAAGGCTACACAGATATATACCGGCTGAGAATAGGTCAATACAGAGTAATATATACAAAAGATAACGTAATATTATTTATTATTGATGTCGGTAACAGGGGCGATATTTATAAAAAGTATTAAGGAGTGAATTTATATGTCAAATAACACAAAGCAATTAATTAATCTGTATGAGATTTTACCGGAAACAGATCAAAAAATGTTATTAGAGCTTACAAAAAAATTATTGCTTGCATATGATCCTGATTATACTAAACTTCTTCCCAGCGAAAAAGAAGATGTTGAAGGAGCTATACTTGATTTTAAAAATGGAGTGAATATTGACGATGGATCAAGCATTGATTGGTAAAGAAAATAAACATAATGTGGAAACTGAAGATAAAACTTATTCCGGACGTTTATCTGTTAGAATCCCCAAAGAACTTCACAAAGAATTGATTAAAGCTGCGGCAGAAAACAATGTCAGTTTAAACCAGTTTGTTTTGTATAAACTATCAAGGTAATACAATCAAAAAAAGTTCTTGACAAATTACTGAAGCAACGATATAATACATGCTAAATTAAATCCGTAATGACGGAGCAATTTCCTTTAAACATTAAAGGCTATGCTAATTAAAAATAACATTAGATGCATTTTTCAATGTGTCGGTTTTGTTGTATTTAATTGGTATAGCCTTTTTATTTTGTAAAGTGGAGGTGTAAAAAATGAATTTACTGGAATTACATAAAGAAAAGATAACTAAAGATATTTACTCTATTCAATATTACATCGAATTAAGAGAACAGCATATTTTTTCTGAAAACTTTAATATGTGGAAAAAAGAAGTTTGGAAATATATTTATAAAAATTCAAACAATCTTTGTAAATATCGTCAAAGAAATCTCAGGTTGACTTTATACAGAAATGATCCTGAAGAAAAATTAACGGCAGCAATATTACGATATAATTCCCCTATTACTGAAATTACTATATGGTCAAAGAATATAGAGGTGCAGAAAAAAGTAATGAGTAATTTTAAACATTGGGAATCAATAAAAAACTATTATCAATATTTATTGCGGCGAATTAAGGAATATGATGAGAAACAAATATTACCGCAAGAAAAAACAAAAAAACATGAGAAATCAATAAGCAAAGACAAACCAAGAAAAAAGAATCCTGATAATCCGGCTGCTCGTATAAGAAAAGCGAGAAGGCATTTAGAGAAACAAGGTTACATGCTTCATAAGTCAAAAAACAAAGTTGCAACAAGTGAGGATTTTGGATTGTTTCAAATTAGAGAACAATCTACAAATAAAATTGTAGCTGGAAAGTGTTATAATGCTACACTAAACGACATAGAGCATTTTTACAAAGAAATTGAAAACAAAAAGCAATTCTAATATATTAAAATTTTCGGAAAATCGGAGTTTTTTTGATATTTTTCATTTTTTCAATCTTTTAAAACTTTCGATAATACGTTAATATTTAGTTTTTTTTAATTTGGAGATACAGGAAGATAAAGTCATAGTCAAAAAATACTGTAATAAAAAAATATACAATTTTTTGTGTTTCATACAAGATTTAAAAAAATATCATGTGTTAAAACTAACGAATATATGTTGATTTTAGAGTGTCAAAAAAAAAGTCCTATTGGGAAAGGATAAGAAAATATTAATTCTCACAAACAACATGTGAGAAAATACAAGGAGGTAAAATGAATAAAACAACTATTTATGATCAGCTCTCGCTGATTAACAGAACAAAAGAAACCATAAAAAAGTATGGAATCAAAGTCGCATGGTTAGCCGAGCAGACAAACATCCCCAAAAGATGTCTGAGTTCTTTTCTAAATGAAAAGATGGTTTTATATATTCCGCAAGAAAAACGTCTTATTGCATTTCTTGATGAATACGACAAACGAATGAATGGAATGGTAAAAGCTGCTACAGAGTAACAAGGAGGTATTATGCCACGAAATATAACTGAAGATTGTATTGCCGTAAGTCAAAAAACCGGTGAAATTATCACGACAATAAAAGCCGATACCACTCTTCTCTCTCCGCTGGATAAAAAAATATCTCAAATGCGAAGAGATAAAGAACAAGAAATTGCATATCGCCGTGTTCAAACAGATGTATTAGGAAAATTTGTGTTGCTAAGAATACAAAAAATCCCCACAAACATTTCTGCTGCAACATTAGGACGTTTAACAATGTTAGCAACATTTATAAACTATGATAATAAACTCATGCTAACAGAACGTTTACCTATGCGAAAAAAAGATTTTCCTACTGTTTTAAACTTATGTGAAAGTGCTGCAAAAAAATTCATTGCTGAAATAAAAGGCAAATATCTTATTGAAAAAAGTGATGGTTTATATCTCAGCAAGGAATATTACAAGGGAGAAAATCAAAAATTCAAGCGGGATGCTAAAACAAAGTTATTTATTGATACTGTACAATCAATGTATTATCATATGAAACCAAGTAAACATAAATTCTTTGGTATGATAATTCAATTAGTACCTTACATAAATACTGAGTATAACATCCTATGTTCTAATCCTGATGAAAAAAATATAGACAACATAAAGCCTCTGAAAATTACGGAAATCTGTGAATTATTAAACTATGATAAAACACATACAATAAAACTTATTGATAATATTACAGGCTTATTATTTGAAGATGATGGATTTGAACAATCGTTGTGTTCTATAGCACAATTCAACAATTACGGTAAAACTAACTATAGAATCTTTGTTAATCCAAGAATTATATATAACGGCTCGGATTTTAATAAAGTAGAAGTGCTATGCACCTTCTTCCCTTTGTCAAAAAAAGTACGTTGCTATTTATAAATTTAATAGAATAGCACTTTTGTAGACTTTTTTATAAAATTTATAGCACTTTTATAGACCTTAAAAAATTTTTTATACTAACAAAAAAGCGAATTTATTAAAAGATTTTTTGAGGTTAAGACTTATATATCATATCACTACGATGCCGGAGGCAGCGGACGTGATAACCACCAAGTAGATATACATGCAGATGGCTATACTACTACAATTAGTAAATGTTTTACTAATATTTATTGTTTATTGAATAATTACATTTATGAGCTTGTTTACAAGCGAATAACAAGGGATTTTCGCAAGAAAATACCGCAGAATTACCTACTGCAAAAGTAGAATTTATTTATGAAAGGATTGATACTATTATGAAATTTAATATTCACGACACAAGAAGTTTTGGCGAGGTTATGGACGAACTCACTCGTAACTGGAACACTATGAGTAGAAAAGAACAAGAAGAAATTGTTTCAATGTTCATTAGTGATTAATGAAAGGATGATATTATGGCTAAGAAAATTTTTAAAGATACAGACAAGATTATGGTTAAGGCACTTGTGGATAATGTACACTACACTTGCCCTAAGACTTTTGAATATTTTCATTGGGAAAACGCAAGAGATGAGCAGCAAATGACTTTTGAACAAGTAAAGCTCATGAAAGTTAAACATAAAAACTACTTTGCAAACAAATGGTTATATATTGAAGATGAAGCAGTATTGGATGCTCTCGGCATTAGTGATATATTTGCTGTTAAGTTTACAAGAGCAGATATGAAATTGCTTTATGGCAATGATGTTGATGCAGTCAAAAAGAAACTTTGCTACATAACGAAGAAAGAAGAACCTGAAGTAATCGAAAAGGTTAAGAATGCAGTTAAACAGGGTAAAATCGTCAATATAAGAATTATTAAACTGTTGGAAAATACTTTCAACATTGATTTGATGGAACTAACAAAAGATGAACAGAACTAACTACTTTAAAGGTTATATACCCATATATTCTTTGTCTTTTGCTGAAGAAATAATGAAAAGGGGCTATTGTCCCAATAAAATTGTTAGAAATAAAAACAACAAAGAGCTGTTTATTTTTTTGTTTAAAAAGAATTTTGAGCTTTATAACCTTGTAAGAGAACTAAAGGGAAAAGCTAAAAGCAAGCATGACAAAATGATTAAGGAGGGTTGATACAATGTGGTATTCACAAACAAAAAGGTGGTCAACACCAAAACCGAAGCAAGAACATTATTTTATATTTCATGCTAAATGTTATAAAAGAATTTCCGGAGATGATATTGTCTTTCGAGAAACACACAATAATACATTAGATTATGGTATAAATAATAAACCATATCTGTTTATTGGAGAATATTTGTCTTATGATGAATTTGATCCAAAACATGCAATTAATTTATATCTAAGAAAACATCCAAGAGCTTTAATGGATCGCTCTGAAGTATTCATAATGCAAAAAGAATCCAACGAAGAAAAGAATGTTTTTTTAATATACTATTCAAAAGATAATGATAGATGGGAAGTAATCCCCTCTAACAATGAAGATTTTGTTGAATGGCAAATTATTACCATTGAGCAATCAAAGTTGCTTTATGAAAACTTTAAAAACTTTATTGACGATTATAATAATCATGGTATAATGTCAGTTTTAGAAGAAAAATATTTAACACATCCTATTAAAATTGGAGAACAGGATTGAGGTAATGCACATGAAAAAACGAACTGTCGAAGAATACTATGTATTTAGGGCAAGGTGTATTATTAATGCTGACAATTACGGCGAATTAAAGTTTTTAACTCAGGATGAATTATACAGAAGATTCAGCAAAGAAAATCCGGCTTTTTTATTTGAATTTTCAGGCGAAGATTTTGATTTAGCTACATTCACAGAAAACCTGAAATATCCGCTATATGCAACACAACATTTCACCTTCCCCCAAGTGTTTTTTGTGCTGCATATGCTACCGGATGAAAAAAATATGAAAATTATATTCTTTGATCGTGGGATTGGTAACTGGAACATCACGGACATTGACGATGAACATTTTTTGAATTGGAATGATTTCACCGGTGATGAATTTGATGAAATATACGAAAGGTTTTCTTTATTCATTGATGATTTATCTGCTAAAATACATACACAAAAGGCATTAGAAAAAGAATACCTTGCTCATGGGTTATATTGAACATTGATATTATCATGCACTCTTAAAATTGAAAATCTCATTTTGACATCTTTTCCCCTATTGTTTTTTCGGCGAAAATAATACGGTTTTTGAGATTTTCAACTTTAAGGGTGCATTTTAATTACAATACTCGTAGCAAAAGAAATTTTATAAATAATTTGATAAAGATGTATTGCAAAGTATTTTAAGTGCAACACATAAACAATATTCGGTAAAGGGAGTGAAAATAATGGATAGCAATAAAGCGGAACTGCTTGTTGATTTATTTGATACTATTGCTGATGAAACAGGCATTTCAGTAAAAAGTTCCAAAGGCAATTATTTCAACTTAGAGGAAATTATTTCTTGTCTTTCGGGCATTTGGAAATATCTTGATCGAGATAAGAAACTTAAAATAAGTGAGGCTTTTGTTGAGCTTTGTATAGATTATGAATTAAACAAACTCAATTATGAAAAGTTATCTAAGAAAACAAGAACATTGCCGCTAATAGCAGTAATATATCCTGAAGAAGATACTACAAGATTACATATAATTTATGATCGTATTGATAAAAAGTTTATACTTTCAGATAAAGCAACAACAGAAAATTTAATGTCATGCTGGCACTTTAAACCTACATTCGATTCTTCCGTAGAAGGTACTCTTGATTATTTAAACTCAATACCTAATCAAATCAAGGGCAAGCCACATATAAGAGATTTTCTGCTTCAGAACATAAAACTGCAAGAAATTTATTTGCAGTTTTAAATCAATAATTTGATAATTTCTTACAACAATACTTGTTGATATTCGAGCTTATTTATCTTCCTGATATTGAGTAAAGGGATGATATATAAGCTCTTGTTTTATAAACAATAATCGTTATGTTAAAGGAGGTTTTTATGACTGATTTATTAAATACAATTACAAGTTTTCTTGATGTTATATCTAATGAAACAAATATAATTGTGAAAGATAAAGATAATCATTATTATGAGTCTGAAATGGTTTTAATAGAACTTGCAAAAATGTGGGATGAACTAAGCAATGCTAAAAGAAATAGAATTTCAAGAGCATATATGGATGGCAACATGCGGTATTATAGCAATAAAAAAGAATGCGATGAATTATTATACAAGACAACAAAATTACAACTTGCCAGCTTGATTCAACCAATAGAAAATATTGCTGGTGAACACATTGTCTATGACTGTAATAATAGAAAATTCATGTTATCTACTGAGGCAACTGACAAGAATCTCATTAATTGTTGGCATTTTAAGACAAAAAGCAAAAAGAATAATGAGGTTTGTTATATATTAAATAAAATAAATATAACAAAACATAGAGAGTTGCTTGAATTTTTGTTACAAGAAATTGAATTTCCAGAACTCTATTTTCACCTTTTATCATAAATAATTATTTGCATTAGCACCGGAATTGATTTTTCGGTGCTTTTTTATATGTGAAAACAAGGAGGTATGTAATGTCAAATAATTCAGATGGTCAAATTACACTAAGTCTTGCCATAAAAAAGACTTTGGCAAATATACAAGCCGGATTAAAACAAATAAGCGACAAATTATATGTGAACGTAACCGGCAAGCTGAATAAATCTAAAACACGAACACAAATAAAAAATGATTTAAACAGCCTGAATACAGATGTAAAAGTAGTCGGTAAATTAGATAAATCGGCAACAAAAAGAAAGATTAAGGCTGATATAAAATCCTTAAATGATAGTGCTTCTATTGATGTAAAGGCAAATATCAATACAAAGGATTTAAAAAGCAAATTAAAGAGTTTAAAATCCAAATCTTCAACTGTTAAGGTGAATGCTGATATTAACGGAGCAAAAAACCTTGATAAAGTATCTGAGGGTATGGAATCCATTAATAAAAAATCAGTTTCAACTATTGCTAATATTAACTTAGTAAATCGTGCAATTAATGGTCTTGAACAAACTGCAAGGAAAATGATTAAAACCTCCGCAGAAATGAACGAGAAATTGACCGATACTCGCATGGTTACAGGCAAAAATTATGAAGAAGCTGAAAAATTAGTACATGAATATAATAATCTTGCAAAAGAATTAGGCTCAACCACATTAGAAGTTCTTGATGCTTCAAGCGAATGGCTAAGACAAGGTAAAACTGAGGCAGAAACAGCAGAATTAATTAAACAATCCATGATTTTAAGTAAAGTTGGAGCTATGGATTCTGCAACTGCAACAGAGCGTTTAACTTCTGCCATGAATGGTTATAAAATGGCAGTTTCAGATGTTTCGGGCATAGTTGATAAATTTACTTCCGTAGATATGGCTGCTGCCGTTTCTGCTGACGAACTTGCAGAAGCATTATCTCATACTGCATCATCTGCATACTTAGCCGGAGTTGATATTGATAAAATCATATCCTATATTACAGTTGTAGAGGAAACAACACGAAAATCCGCCTCTGTTGTAGGTGAATCATTTAAGACAATTTTTGCAAGAATGGGTAAAGTAACTAATGGCGATGCAGTTGACGATATGGGAGAAGATATTTCCAAAGTTGAGGCAACATTGCGTGGATTAGGAATTGAATTACGAAAATCCGTTGATGAATTTAAGGATTTTGATGTTGTCTTGGACGAAGTTGGAAGTAAATGGAGTACTTTCAGTTCAGTAAAACAGAGAGAAATAGCTACTGCATTTGGTGGTGTTTATCAATCTGAAAACTTTATCGCCCTTATGAATAATTATGATAAGGTTTCAAAATATGTTGATATTGCCGCAAATTCTGCCGGTACTGCCGCAGAAAAATTCCAAGCATATGAGGAAAGTGTAAAAGCACATGCTAATGAATTCCTTGCCGCAGCAGAATCATTATCTATGAATGCTATTCCTGCCGATTTTATGAATACAATTATAAGTGCCGGAACAGCTTTAGTGGAATTTATTGATAATACACATTTATTGCAACTTACATTAAATAATATAGTTGCGGTTGGCGCAGTAAAAGGTTTTTCACTTATGGGAACAAAAATAAAAGATGTTACCCAAAATGTAAAACAACTTTCAACTGCATTTAATATTTTAGACAATTCCAATTCGATATTATCAACATCCGAATTTGAAAAGTTACTTTCTGTAACAAAAGGACTGAGCGAATCCCAATTAAGATTAGTTATTAGTAGTAAAACACTTACAAATCAACAAAGAATCGCTATTTTAACGGCGAATGGACTTACTACAGAAGAAGCAGAACAAACTATTGCAACATTAGGGTTGGCAACTGCCGAAGGTGCAGCTACAACCGCTACATTCAGTTTATCAGGAGCGATGAAAGCCTTAAAAGCCGCTTTTCTATCTAATCCTATTGGTATATTGGCGGTTGCATTAACTACCTTAATTTCGCTTATAACTATGGGCGTTGATAAAATTAAGACAATGAAAGAAGAAGCTCGACAGGCTGCTATTGACTCAGCAAATGCCGCTGCGGATTCGAGTAATGAAATTATAGAGCTAACAAATAATTACTTAAAATTAAGCGAAGAAGTAAAAACAAATGCAACTGTAAAAGAAAACCTGATTACAACAGAAGATACATTACTTTCTAAGCTCGGTCTTGAAGGTTCACGTGTAGATGAACTTGTTGCTAAATATGGAAATTTATCTGATGCAATAAAAGCGGCATCAGTTGAAAAACTTCAAGAGGATGAGCGAGATTTAAGAGGTGGCTTGACCGCTAAAGCTGAAACAGCTTTGGAAAAAGCAAAACCTTCTGGCATTGCAGATAAAGGCATGAATCACCTTATTACCACTTGGAGCAAAGATGCTACAGAAATTAATCATAAGGCTCTTAATGCTTTAGTTGATGCAGGATATATTTCTTCCGGTAGTTTTGGTTCAAGAGGTATGGAATTATGGCTGACCGATATGGATTTAACTACCATTGAAGGTGTTATATCAGCTCATGATCAATTAGGTGAAATGCTTGATATAGTACAAACAAATGCCGGTTCAAATAATGAGGTTTATAAAGAGCTTTATACAAGATATAATAACTGTACAGAATCTATTCAAGCCTATAAAGATGGTATTAGTGATTTAAATAAAAATTTAGCACAACAGTATACTATGCAAGGTTTGATTGGTAAAGAAGTTCCTAAAACCCAAAAAGAATTTGATGATTATAGAAATAGTGTTATTGAAAGTGCAAAAGCATCCGGCGAATTTGAAGGTAGTGCTGAAGATATTGCTAATGCGATAGATAGTATATTAGCATCTAATTCACAGTTCACCGATTTTATGAAAAAGGCAGAATCTTCTGAAACGGATATATCAAGTATAGATGCTAAAATTAAAGCATATAACGAACTTACTGAAAAAATTCTTAATTGTACTGATGCGCAAGAAAAGAATAAATTAATTGCAGAACAAAATGCTTTAGAGAAAGAAATTGAAAATATAGCGAAATTAACTTCTCAATATGATGACCTAACCGCTGCGTATGAGAATTGGCAGAAAGCTCAATCTTCCGAAAATGAGGGTTCAAAATACGATACTATTTCACAAGATTTAGAAAATATTAAGAAACTTTATGAAGATGGTCTTGTTGGAACTGATGATTTTAAAGCAGCCGTTCAATTAATGTCAAATCAAGATTTGACAAATGCAACAGTAGAACAATTAAAAAGTGCCTTTGAAAAAAGCTATCCGGCAATGCAAAAATATTTCAAAGACGGAGATGAAGGCTGTAAAGCATTTCTTAATGATGTTTCAAAATTAAACTCAGAGTGGGCGCATATTAACGAGAATGGCGATTGGGAAATCAATTTCAATGATGAAGATGTTGCTGAAAAACTTGGTATAAGTGTTGGTGCATTGCAAGCTATAATGAAAAAACTTAAAGAGTTTGGATTTGACATCAATCTTTCAACCTCAATCGAATCATTAGCAGACTTAAAAAGTGCTACTGAAGCAGCAAATGATAAATTAAAAGAATTAGGTAAAACTGATATTGATTTTAATGTTAATTCAACTAATGTTAATGATTTATTTACACAAATAGATAGTGCTAAAAAAATCTTTGATTCTTTTAGAAACGAAGATGGTACTGTTGATTTATCTGTTGAGGGCGCACAAGAGGCTAAAACAATTTTAGCAGCTCTTATCATGCAGAAACAACAAGTTACTGAACCTGCTATTATGCAACTTAAAGTTAATGCTGAAACTGCAAAATCTGAAATTGAAACTGCGGCTGTTTTAATAAATGATTTCCGTACAAAATATCGTGATTTAGAGGTTAAAATTGCAACCGGTGAAGATACATCGGCATTGCAGACGGAAATTCAAGGTATTATTACAGAGCTTGACAAGTTACCGGAAGATGTAAAAACATCTTTAGGTATTAATACAGAAGAGTTTAATTCAGCAGTAGAAACTTTAAAAAATACAAAAGTCGATGTTGCTGCTGGTGTTACATTATCACAAGATTCTTTAGAAGTTATAAAATCTACAGTACAAAGTATTACTCCAACAATGATGGTTACGGCTGGTTTAGATGCAACTCTCATAGAGAATTATCAAGCATCTGAGCATGATGCTTCGGGTACAGTTACTTGGGATAACGATACTACTCTTGTTGATAAGTGGATTGCAACTCCACAAAAAGCTGATGGTACAGTATATTGGGATGACAATACTGATAATGTTCAAACAAAATTCTCTGCAACTGGTACTATTATATGGTCAAATGGTGCTGGTGCAAGAGGTACTGCATTTGCACAGGGTAATTGGGGTACATCAAAATCTGGTATAGCATTAGGTGGAGAATTAGGTCAAGAACTTGTTGTAAGAAATGGCAAATTCTTTACAATAGGTGATGAAGGTGCTGAATTTTTCCAATATCAAAAAGATGATATTATCTTTAATGCCGAACAAACTAAGCAGATATTTGAAAAAGGCAAAATTTCAAGTGGTAATCGTAGAGGTCGTGCTTTAGTAGAAGGTACTGCTTTTAAAGGTGGTACTACAACTGGTACAGGTAGATTCCCCTCAGATACAACAAAATATGTTGCTCCTACAGATTCTTCTACTTCTCCCACTCCTTCGACAACTCCTAAGACAACAACAGAAAAATCGGATGAAGAAACTGAATTTGAACGCCAATATAAATATCACCAACATTTACTTGCAATGGATCGTGAATCTGTTCAAGATTATTTGGATTGGTTAGTTGTCGCATACAAAGAAGCCTATGATGCCGGTCAAATGGAACTGGATGATTTTTATAAATATGAAGAAGAAGTTTATGAAAAATCCAAATCATTATTTGATGATCTTATAAAAGATTCAGAACACCAAATTAGCCTTTGGGAAAATCAAGGTGGTAATGAACAGAATATTATCAACGAATATAAAGAAATGCAAAAAGCAGCTCATGAACAAGCTGAGTATTATCGTACTTTAGGATTGAGCGAAGAAAATGATAAAATTCAAGAATTACAAAAACTTTGGTGGGATTGCGAAAAAAATATTGCTGAAGTAATTACGGATACTTGTGATAAGACAGTATCATCTATTGAAAACTCTATAGACCTTGCTAAAAAGCATTTAGATGATTTTGTTACAGTATATGATGACGGTTCGGCTGAAGAATTTAGTGAATCTATTGTATCAAAATATAAAGATATTCAGTCTGAACTTCACGAAACCGCAGAAGAATTGAGGGCATTAGGCTACTCAGAAGATTCTGCCGAAATTCAAGATTTACAGAAACAATGGTGGGATGCTGAAGAAGCTAAGAATGATTCTCTGCGTGAAATATTTGATAGACGTTTAGAACTTTCAGAAGATTATATTGAAAGAAGTAAACTTCTTGGTTGGGAAAACGGCGATACAGAAATTAAAGCCAGAGAAAGAATTCTTAATTGGATGTCATCTGATTATTATAAGTCTTTATTTGAAAGCGAAGAAGAATGGCAAAAGGCATATTTAGAGCAATTAGAAGGCTATAATGATGCCGTAATGTCTACTATTGATAAAATTCATAGTGATTATTCTGATGCTATTGATAAGATAAATAAAGAAATAGATAAACAGATAACCAGAGAAAAAGCATTACTTGATGTAAAAACTAAACAGTATGATGCAATCAATAGATTAACTGAGGCACAACATGAGGCTGATAAGGCTATTGCCGATTCGAGAATTGCGAAAGCATATTTAAGTGATAGAGAGTATGATCTAATTTATAATGAGGAAGATTACGCTGCTGTATCAAAAGTTATTGGCGATATTGATGAGGATATTTCACTCTTAACAAAAAATTTCAATAAACAAATTGAAAATGCTTATGCAATTGGTCAAGAATATCTTATTGAAAATATAACTGCTGAATATGAACGACAAGTTGAGTTGAAAATGCAAGAATTAGCTATTGCACAGGCTGAACTTGAAGTAACTAAAAAACAGACAGAATTAAATAATGTTCTTGCAGAAAGAAATATCCGTCAATTAGTTGAACGAAACGGAAAACTTGAATGGGAATGGGTTGCTGATACAGATAAAGTTCGTGCTGCAACAGAAGCACTTTCTGATGCTGAATTTGAACAAAAGCAAGCTCTTAACGAAAAAGAACAACAAATTAATCTTAACCGAATGCAAGAAAATATTGATGACTTTACTGACGAACAGGCGAGAAACAATAAACTTGTTGAGGAACTTGGAGATACTATCGACAATATCAAAAAGACTATTGATGATATTGAAAATCCTATTGAGGGATTAACAATAGATGTTAAGAACTTAAAGGAAAAAGGTGTTGTTAATTTCAGCAAAGCCATTGATCAAATGGTTGCTAAATTAGGTAGTGTTGCTATTAATTCTGCATCAACTGCAAAACAAACTACACAATCTGGATTTTCAAGCAGTAGTTATAGCTATGGTAGTGGCGGTGGTTCTTCGTCAAGGGTTACTTACGATAGTAGTATTGACTATATGGCACAGGCTCAAAGTGCTATTAAACGTGGTGATGATAAGGCTGCTGCAAATTATCTTGCAAAACGAGATGCTAAGATTGATGGTGAGGGTTTAAGCTATAAGAAAGAAAGTTTAAGTGATGTTAAGAAAAAGATGGGTTACGCATCCGGTACGACACATGCAACAAAGGGTTGGCATGAAGTTGACGAAAATGGTGGCGAAACTTATATTACTTCTGACGGTAAGTTCCATAACTTTGAAGGTGGTGAATATGTTTTCGATGCAGAGAAAACAAAAACACTTTATCAAATGGCGGAAATGCTTACTCCGTTAGTAAATGGAACTGCTATGACTATGCCTATATCCAAAAATAACATTTCTCATTCAAATGTGTTACCTGAACAAAATAGTTGTGGTGAAGGAAATAGTTATTCATTTGGAAATATAGTTATTAATAATCCGGCTGACTTTGATGCCTTTACAAGACAATTAACAAACGCCATTAAGAAAAGGACAGTTTAATAAATGATAATATAGTGAGGGTTCTATTTAAGGACTCTCACTAATTGTTTTAAGCTATATTACATTATGGAATTTTGAAATTTGCACATATTAGTTTTCAAAAGTCTACTAATGCTAAAATGATTAGTAATAGGACAGCATTACAAGTGCATATATATTAAATAAATAAAATATAGGAGTGTGATTTTTATAGAAATAGTACTTCAAAATCATCAACCTGTTTTTTCACAAATGATTGGAAACAGAAAATTTAATATACATAATATTACACCGGTATTCCAAAATGCTGAAGAAACAGAGGCAAATAAAAAGAATATAAAAAACAACTTATACAAAGTTTTTTCTAAATATATATAAAATATTGAAAAGTACGAGCTACCATGATATAATTATTATATTGTTGGTGGCTCTTTCTTTTTTGAAAGGAAGATGCCAATGGAAAAAATTGATGCAATCTATGCAAGACAATCTGTAGATAGAGTTGATAGTATATCTATTGAAAGTCAAATAGAGTTTTGCAAATATGAAACAAGAGGTGAACAATTTAAAGAATATAAAGACAAAGGTTATAGTGGTAAAAACACAGATAGACCTCAATTCCAAGAAATGTTAGAAGCTATCCGCAACGGCGAAATAAAACGTGTTATTTGTTATAAACTGGATAGAATAAGCCGCTCCATTTTAGATTTTACAACCTTAATGGAGGAATTGCAAAAATACAATGTTGAATTTGTATCATGTACAGAAAAATTTGATACTTCTACCCCTATGGGTAGGGCTATGTTAAACATCTGTATAGTTTTTGCACAGCTTGAAAGAGAAACAATACAACAACGTGTTACTGATGCCTATAATGCCAGAAGTCGTAAAGGGTTTTATATGGGTGGTCGTGTCCCTTATGGATACAGATTAGAACCATATATGCTTGATGGTAAAAAAACCTCACATTATGTTGTAGAACCTGAAGAAGCAAAGATAATTAATTTAATTTATTCTTTATATGCTGAACCGCAAATTTCTTATGGTGATATAGTGAAATATCTGATTGAAAACGGCATAACAAATGATCGTGTTAAAAAAGGATGTTGGGATAGGAACAGAATAGCATCTATGATAAAAAATCCAATTTATGTAAAAGCAAATTTAGACATTTACAATTTTTTCAAAGGTCAGGGTGCAGAAATACATAATAATCCTGAAGATTATATTGGTACAAACGGATGCTATTTATATGCTGATAAAAATTACGGCAGAAAAACAATTTCTCTTGAAGGTCATCATGTTGTATTAGCTCCCCATGAAGGTATTGTGCCGGCTGATATATGGTTACGTGCAAGGCTGAAGTGTTTGAATAATAAGCAAGTTGCAAAACCATTAAAAGCAAAAAATTCATGGTTAGCCGGAAAAGTCAAATGTGGCAAGTGTGGCTATTCTTTAAATATCCGCAAAGCAAAAACACAAGTAGGCAGATATTTTATTTGTAGCCGACATATGCAGACTAATAACGGCTGTGAAGGTGTAGGCGGCATTTATGCCGGCGAATTTGAAAACTTCATCTTAGAGCAAATGAAAGAACACCTAAAACCTTTTAATACTCTTTCTGAAACAATACATGTTGAAAATCCAAAAGTTAATGAAATCAATATTAAGATTACAAAAATTCAAGATGAGATTGAAAAACTACTGGACAAATTGGCTGATGCAGATGCAACATTGATGAATTATATCAGCGGAAGAGTTAAGTCTTTAGATTCTAAAAAACAAAAACTACAAGAGGAATTGCGAGAATTAGAACCTCTTAAAAACACAAAACATTGTAATGTTGACGAAATAACAAACTATATGGATAAATGGGATAAATTAACCATAGAGGACAAAATGACGGTTGTAGATGCCCTTATTACAGTTATTAAGGCAACAGAAACAGATATTGAAATTACATGGAAAATATAA